CCTCTAAATACAAAAGGTATAAAAGGCGTGGTTTTTTTGGATAAGTAAGCCCAAAACCGAGTTAAAAACGAGTTAAACCGAGTTAAAACCGAGTAAAAACGCCCTTAAAAATGAGAGGGCAACGAAAATAGGGGGCTAATTGCATGGCTAAGAAAGAATTAGAGGCAAAAGCTAAGGAAATATTAAAACTAGCAGAGGAAAGCGGGTTACAAAGTAACTTTTTCTTTGTAACGACTTTCCAAAGGTATCTAGTACAAATAAACATATTGGAAGAGCTAGAAAAAGAGGTAGACAACGAGGGTACAACGGTTAAAAAGGAATACGTTAAGGGACGTAAAAACCTTTATACTAACCCCGCTATAAATGCGTACAATAGAACGACGGACAGCGCCAACAAGACGGTTACAACGTTATTAAAGATCGTGCAGGGCTTTAAGAGCGAGAACGCAGAGACCGAAACCGACCCGCTTTTAGAGCTTATAAACGGGGCAGACAATGAAAGCGTATGATTATTGCAAGCACGCCGTTAAATTAAAGACCACGCCCAAGTATGTTAAGCTCCAAATGAAAGACTTTATTAAGATATGCGACGGGAAAAACCCAAAGTATATTATTAGTCAAAGCAAGCTTAAGCAAATAGAGGGCATTTTAAAGCTATTGGTTATGCCAAAGGGATTAAAGGCAGGGGAAAGCCTTTATAATTGCTCTACGGGCTACCAATGGCTTTTATATACGGCGATACTTTGCACGGTCTACCGAGATAACCCGAAAAAAAGGCGCTACGAGATCGGGTTACTTGAAATATGCCGAAAGAATTTTAAAACATACACGATAGCAACGTTATTTATTTTGCTTTTTATATCCGAGCCTAGCTTTAGTAAGTTTTACTCCGTAGCACCCGACGGAGCGTTAAGCCGTGAAATACGCGAGGCAATAGCGGAGACCTTAAGAAGTAGTAAAGCGGTATACGAGTACAAGGGCGAGAAAAGATTTAAGATATTAAGGGACTATATATTTTTTAAGCCCCTGCAAACGACTTATACGCCGTTAGCGTTTAGTACCTCGCGTATGGACGGTAGATTACCTAACGTCTTTTGCGCGGACGAGGTAGGAGCTTTGCCGACCAACTACCCAATAGAGGCTATGCAGTCGGGACAGCTTAACATATTAAACAAATTAGGCTTTATAATTTCCACGAAGTACCCGACCATAGACAACCCGTTAGAGGATTGGGTAAGCTATGCCAAGAAAGTATTAGAGGGTACGCAGGACGACGACACTATATTTAGCTTACTTTATGAGCCTAACAATACGAAAAATTGGGAAACGGACGACCTAGTATTACAGCAGGCAAACCCCGTAGCTTTAGAAATCCCCGAAATATGGGACGATCTATTAAAGAAACGTGCTAAAGCTATTGCTATGGAAAGCGCGCGGGAGAATTTCGTAACAAAACATTGTAACATCATTTACCAAGGCGCAGAGACCGAGACGTATATAGACGTTAAAGACGTGCAAGCCTGCAAGGTTACCGAAATAGATTGGAGCGGGCGCGTTGTTTACCTTGGCGTAGACTTGTCGGAAACCAACGACAATACAAGCGTTGCTATGGTAGCGGTAGACGAGGACGACAATATATTAGCGGACGTTGTAGCCTTTATACCCGAGGGCAGGATAGACGAAAAGAACGCTTACGAAAAAATAGACTATCGGGAGTTTATACGAGCTTGTAAGGCTATTGCGTGCGGGGATCGTGTTATAGATTACGCCGTAGTAGAGGACTTTATATTAAGCATAGAAAGTAAATATAACGTCCAAGTACAAGCGATAGGCTACGATAGGTACAACGCCTTAAGTACGGCGCAGAAACTAGAAAGAGCGGGGTATAATACCGTAGAAATACGCCAACACTCTAGCGTATTGCACGCGCCGACTAAGCTACTTAAAGAAAAGATATTAAAAGGCGAGTTTAGATATACGGAAAACCGCTTACTAGAGATCAATTTTCAAAACGCCCGTTGTACCTACGACACAAATAAAAACCTTTATGTAAACAAGAAGAAAAGCAAGGGCAAAGTAGATATGACGGTAGCGCTTATAAACGCCGTTTACTTGTTGGAGCAGGATTACTTTTTAAATCAAATGGACTTTACTATACAAGTTTTATAATATGCTTATACGCAAACGCGTTTAAAGTGCTATAATAAATTATATAGGGGTTTCCCCTGCCCTTTGTTTTTCCCCTAGAGGCGGTTTATATACCGCCTCTTTTTTTATTAAATAATTATTAACTTTTGCCTAGGGGGATTTACAAATATTGGGTATAGGTATATACTTACATCAGAAACAAAGAAAACCCCTACACAAGAAAGGAGCGGATAACATGAAAAAAACAAACGAGATTAAATTTACAAAGTGTGATAGTACATACTATATTGCACGAAGAGGCGAAAAGAACGTAGTAACAATAGATATTTGCTATAATTGGTACGATCATAGCAATTATTATAAAGTTAACGGCAGACAGTTTAACTTACTTAAAGACGCAAAGGCTTTTGTAAGAGAAAACTTTTAAGGGGAAATAGAACCGAGCGGGGGCGGTTACCCCCGCAGAAAGGCGGTAATATGGGTAAATTTCAATATGAATATTGGATCATAAAAGTAAAAGAAACCGTAGGCGTTATAAATTACGAAATAAAAGCGCGGAGCAAAGACAACGCGATAAAGCAAATTAAAAAGGAAATAGCCTTTAGACAAAGTGAAAAAAATCTAACGGCGGATATTTGGCACAGACAACCGCAAATTATAGAAATATATTGGGACACCCTCACGCTTGACCGCACGGGTCGCGATCGTAGATATTAAATTATGCGGGGGCAATAAGCCCCCGAGAAAGGCGGACAATATGACTAAAGAAATAATAGAAAGATTAGACAACCGTTATAAGGCATTTTTAGACAATAGAAAAAAGGTATTAAGCGTAACCAATAAGCCCGACGACGTAAAAGGAGAAATTAGAGGTTATTTAAAAGGGCTAGAAACTTGCGGGATCATTTCACAAGTTGAGTTTAGAGCTTTATATACATATTACACATTAGGGGCGACAGTTTCGGACAAGGAAAGAAAGCAGGAAAGCAAAAGCGCGTTATTGCAAAGCGTCGCGGAGTGGAACAAGGCAATAGAAAAAAGGGGGTTTATAAATTGACGACAGACGCAAGAAAGAGAGCAAACGCCAAGTACGACAAGGCGAACACTAAACAAATTATATTAAAGCTTAATTTAAAGACCGACGCCGATATATTGGCACGGTTAGAGAGCGAAGAAAACAAGCAGGGATATATTAAAAGGCTTATACGCAACGACCTAGAGTTTACCGAAAGGTAAGCTCTTTTTTTATGTAGAAAAAAATTAGGAGTTTTTAAAGTATATTTTGTGTTAAATTTATCGTGATAAAGGGGGTTAAACCGTGGGATTTTTTAGCACACTTTTTAAACCAAAAGAATTAAATACGCGTACCGCCGTAGATAGTAATACGGTTGACGATATATTATTACAAGCGATAATTAGCGGACAGCCTATTAAACGCCAAGACGCTTTAACTCTTCCTGCCGTAAGTGGAGCGGTAGACTATGTAAGCGGTACTATTGCAAGTATGCCGATTAAGCTTTACAAGTACAAGGACGACAAAGTAGAAGAGGTTACCAAAGACACGAGGGTAAGGCTACTTAACGGAGACACGGGCGACACGCTCGACGCTTTCCAAATGAAAAAGGCGCTTGTAGAGGATTACTTATTAGGCAAGGGCGGTTATTGCTATATCGAAAGAGACCGTAATACAGTAGTAGCGCTTAAGTACATACCCGACGACTTTATTAGCATATTGCGAGACCCCGACCCGTTGCACAAGTATTTTACGATCTTTTGTTACGACCAAGAGTTTAACGCATGGGATTTTATTAAGCTTTTGAGAAATACAAAAGACGGGGCTAGCGGGATCGGCTTAACGGTAGAAGTAAGCAAGGCACTAGATACGGCTTATAAT